AAAGACGATACATATCGTCCTCGCCTTTCTTCTTACCCAACCGATAGGCAAAGAAACCTACTGCTGATGCGACAATAAATGTAATCATTTCTTTAATTCTCCAATCCGTTCTAGTAATTTATCTGGCTGTTCAAGATGGACGATGAGCGCCCTGCCCCCATCGCTTTCTATATCTACGGCTGACAAGTTCTTTACGAACTTCTCTGCCTGTAGTTGTGTGTTGAACTCACCCCACGCTTGGACTGGAGCCCATCGTGCAAGCTGTGCTATGAGTACGTAAGAGTCACGCTTACCTCGCGCTGTATCCAGCGCTTCGATAATCTCTACGGCTAACTCGCTAGCACTTTCGGAGGCGCTGCCTTCTGGGTCTAACAAGTTAGCAACTAACTTGATTTCAGTTGGACGTGGTCTTGCCATTAGTAGTTCTTAATACATTGGACGTACTTCTGGTGGTGAGCCAGAGCTTCAAGTGCTTCTCGCACTTTTGGTCGCTCGATTTCTGCGTTGCAATAATCGCAGATGAGTATCACGCTTTCGATATGTATCATGCTTCTTTCCTCACTTCCCATTCTCGTGTGTAAATTTCACAGACATCACCGTCTGCTTCTTTGTAATACATGTGAGCACCAGCCATCCAGAGAACTTCGTCCTCATCGTCACCGATGCCATAGGTATCATGGTATCCACAATACCATGACCACCCAGCGATTGGCTTGATTACTAGCGACGGCTCACGCACCACCAAGGTGGTGCTGTCCTTGAGCTTACCCATCAGTATCCTCCTGTCGTGAGTAGAGGATGACGTCAGTCATTGTCACCTCTAGTTCGTCATGTCGTGGTTGTTCAACCAGCATTGGTTGATTATTTTTTTCTGCATAGATTGCCAGGTAATCTAAAGCTTTGAGAAGGTACTGCCCATCCTCCGCTGAAAGCGGAGGCTGAGCAACCTCTTGGTCGAACTCATCTACATATTTCTGTAGCGGGTTCTCTGTCATAGTTAAACTCCTTTCGTGATTAGTTCAAGAGCTTTGCTCTTGGTGCGGTCGAATGAACCAGACACCACACGCTCGGCTCGTACTGCTGTTGACTTGTGGCTAAACCAGTCGACGTACTCCACGATTGCTTGGAACGCACCAAAGGCTGTGCCTTTGAGGTTGTCCTGTGTACCAGTACCACCTTGGTAAATGTTCATCGCTTGAGTACGAGCATCGATTGCCTTGTTGAACTGGCGCTTCTCTCCTTGAGAGAGACGGAAGTATGGCGATGACTCGACTGTGCTAGGTAGTGACCACATCTTCTTGAAGATGTTCTCTACTTGTGTATCAGTTACAGTTGTATTTAACAATACATCGGCAACCTTTTCGTATGTCTCGATACCTGTATAGATTACATCTAACATACGGCGAAGGTCATTGACCTTGAGGTTGGCATTCGTCGTATGCTTCAACGAATACTTCGTATCTTTACGGAAGATGCCAGAGATTTGGTTGGTGCAGAACAATCGGTTAACGATTGGCTGTACACCAAGAGAGCATGACCCATCGTGGGAGGTTCGTGCTAGTAGGTATGCAGCATGTGGGTCACCAGCAATCTGCACTTCTTTGGGAAGTGCAAGGGTCATCCAGACTTGAGCACCACCACGTAGCTCACCTGCTGCTGCATATCTGGCTTCGCCAGAGTCAACGAGTGCATCCAACGCTGAGAACATCTCATCATTCTGGAACACCTTGTATCGTCCACCAACTGTACCTAGTACAGCCTGACCACCATCCTTATCGGTACGGATAGTGGCGAAGGTATTAGGTACTTCGATACGGCTAACGCCGTCGTTGTTTAACGTAACTGCCTCGACATCGGCAAGTGAAACTTGCCAGTCAAGTCCTGCTTGTACTGCTGCATCGTGTGCAGATGTTGCTGTTACCTCGTAGCCAGCGATGCTCATCGCTTGGCGTCGTTCTGTTCTTGTTGTCATATCATTTCCTTTCGGGTTGGGTTGGATGGGAAGTTATATTCTCATATACGGCTGTCAAAGTCAACAACTGCATCGGAGAGTCGGTCATGGTAATGACCTTGGTGGCAGATGATGCCTTCTTCTTGAACACGTACGAACCATGTGACATATGGGTCAGCATGCCGTTGGTAAGGTTCACCAATTGCAGTCTGCCTGTCCTCTGTCCATAGACAGAGAGCTATGTAACCTGACTCATCCCATGCTCGCTTGATATCTATGATGATTGCTCCGTTTCTGCAACGGTCACCACGTCGTGGTACTAGGGTTAGTGCTGTCATTGTTATGCCTCCTGTACGTATTCGATACGTGTATCGTCGATAGACCATGTGTCTACCTCTGTGTTGTCGGTATCGATATCCCATTCGATGTCGGCGCTGATGCCGATTTCTTCTGCGACTGAGCGAGCATCCTCTTCGGATGCTGCTGTCACCTTGAATGATGCATAGATGGTGTATCGCATCTGCACCTCGTACTCTTTAGTGAACACCAGTTCACTACCGAATGCCTCGTTGAGTATGTCCGATAGTTCACCCATCAAGAGTGTGCTTTCTCTGTCTGCACCGTTGTCCTGAATGATGTCATTCAGTTGTGTGTATAGGTCACGTACCTGATTGCGATGGTTGTTGATGGTGGTACGTAGTCCTTCATTGATGGTACGTAATGACTCAAGGTCAACCTTGAGTTTGTCTGCCTCGGTTAATTCCAAGACACCTACTGCTGTTAGTGCTGCGTTTACTTCTGTATCAATCGTTGTCATTATCGTTTCCTTTCGGTTGGGTTTGGTCTTGCTTCCTATATATATGCATAGCTTTGCTATGCTATCTTTGACGCCTGTTATCCACAGCATGCGCCGTCATTCGTATCGGCACAGCATTCTGAACAGAATGGTTCGTTGTCCTTCATGCTGTTCCGACAGCCATATTCATCCATCGTGTTAGTGCATGGGTGTCCTTCATATCCGAAGCACACAACTGTTGCCAGTTCTTCGGCAGTCATATCGTAGATATGTTTACTCATCTTCATCCTCCTCTACCTCGGTCACTAATGCATTGTCCTTGAGGTACTCAAGTACTAGTTCATCGATGACTTCATAGTCAAGTCCGAAGAAGTGTTCGCCCATGTTTATGTACCAACTGTCAGCGACCATTCGGTCGAACGCCTCTTCTCGTGTGGATGTTACGACTACGTCGTACTCATTCGGGTTCTGATAGATGGGCTCAAGGCTTTGCCATATTGCTAGGTCTGTCATGGCTGGGCGATGTACTGCGTCTCGATAGTAGGTAAGCAAGTTATTAACTTGCTCGATACGGAATGATGGGTTCATTGTGTTCCTCATTTCTTTGCGATAGCAAATCGGATATCGGATTTACCGTCAATACATAGACGGCATGTTGCACAAGCACTACCTTCGGTAGTGATTAGTGGGATTGAGCCCAGATTTTCTGGACATTTCGCACCCACCTTGCCAGTAATGCTGAGCATTGTCTCTTTTGCATCAGCAAAAGTGTCAGCAAGATAGGCAACCTTTATCTTCTGCCCTGTCTCTCGAAGATAGACAGCGCTGTCTTTGTTCTCGTCATCTGTACTGAAGTACAGCGAGAGGTTGTCAATCCCATCCAGTATGGATGCAGCGGATGGAACTCTGGTATATACCCAGAACTGGGTATCTTTGTGGCGTTCGATAACTGTTCGCCATGCATAGGCATAGGTATCGGAGAAGAAATCCCCATCCCAATGGATGCGGAACAATTGCTCTGCATCTTTTGCTTTGCATTCGTATTCGAATGCTGTCACCATGTCATCAAGGAGCGACACCATAGTGTCGTGGTCTGCATCTTTGATGAGGTTCCAGTTGTGAAGGAGTACCTCCTTCACAGATGTATAGATACGTTCCAACTTTCCAGCGTAGCAAATCTTCTCGCATATACTGGTGGCGTTGGGACATGAGTACTGCTTACCACTAGGTAAGCCGAACGTGTTCATGATTGCTGAGCGTTTGCCGTTTGGTGTCGGCATATTGGTGACCTTACGGTCATTGGAACGCTTTAGTCCTGCCATGTTGTTGCTCCTTTCGGTTGGTTGGTTTTGCCCTTCTATATATGCACAGCTTTGCTGTGCTATCTATTCGTAGTCATACGTACACCATGGTTCGAGATGATGCCCCTCGACTATGGCGTAAGCAGGGGCTGTCGGGTAGCCACGCCATTGGACACCGTCTGGTAGTTGGATACTCTTATGAGTATCACCATCCGATACCGCATAGATGGCTTCGATACATGGTTCCACCATGGTAAGTGGAACTGGCGGATAGTGATTGCTCCGCAATTGGATGCTGATAGATTGCCGAATGTCAATGACATTCTCTGCTAAGTCTTGCGATAGTGCGTTACCCATTGTTCGTCTCCTTTACCATGAGGACTGGTACTGAAAGTGCCAGTCATCTGCCGTTGATGCTAGAACTTGTTCTAGCTGGTTGATTGTTTCGTCTATGTCTTGCATGTAGTATTCGTCGTACTCTGTTGAGCCGAAGAAGAACCCACCTTGGGTGGGTAGTAATTCGCTGGCTAAACTAGGGTCAGCCTTGACTTGCTTTGCAAGGTCAAGCAGTTCCTGTAGTTTCTCTCGCGATACATACGCTGGTCGGCAGTCATCGTTGCCATCTTGGCAATTGTCTACGAACCATTGGTGAATAGCATTGGCTTTACGCCAATAAGCCACACCGATTTCTACCTCTATCGTAGGTAGGTTCTTTCGCGGTAGCACATCGGTGCCTACTGCGTCAAGAACTTTAGAATAAAGTTCAGGACTGAATAGTTCTTCCGATGCGAACTTCTTTGCGTTTAGGTACATGTCTAGCCCCATTGTTATGCCTCCTTGTTGTAGTGGTTGAGTGTGTTCATCAATAGATGAATAGCGCAGTCACAGTCTCCGCCGTTCATGTTCTCGATGAAATCGAGATGCGAATAGTTATCTTCGTATACCGAAGATATAAGTTCCGCGATTGTTGCCATTAGATTTCTCCTATTTCTTGTAGGTAATTCACCATCTTGGTGAATACTTCTTGCCATGAGTTGCCATCCACTTCTCCTAGAGAAGTGTCATCCATCTTTAGGAACTCTACGAAGTAGGTTGTTCCGCGAGATGCGAACTCATCCTCTTGCCAGTTGAGTTTTACTTTGTAATCCATTATCGTTCCTCTCGAATTGTTGTTGCCCAATGGTTCTCCATATCAGCAGACCTACGGTCTGCTATCTTGATATCCACGTAGTCCCATGCGAGAGCCACGAGTAGGATGCCAATCACGCTGAAGAGAATTCCAATTGCGAGGAAGTCTCCCCAATAGAGTCCATAACCGTTCATAACTTTTCTCCAATCTGCCGACCGACTTTCGGCTGGCTCCCCTTTAATAAGCAAAGCTTTGCTTTGCTATCTTGAGATGCGCGTAGCGCCTGCATCATGGCGCCCGCCTGTTAATAGCCAATCCGCGTGAGCAGTTACTTACCCATCCGCATGCGGGCATAGATGCCCGCGCATATGAGTGTGCAGCGGGTGTGTGGGTATGGGTGTTCATGTATGTATGACATGACAACAGGCTCAAGACACGCCTCCTGTCCGTCTGAATTTGACAATGGTGGGGGTCATATGGGAGAATAGTGTCATTCAATCGGCGCTGGGCTGGTTGAATTAACCGAAAGGCAAGAAGATGATTACAGCATGGACACACGATGATTTACTAGTAAATCTCAAGGATGAAGTTAACGAAGTTAAGAATTTCTACAACGTACCTTCGCTCGACCATGTGCCAGATTTCGAATTAACTACGTTAAAGTTCGCGGAGTTAGGTGACCTAGTTCCACTAGGTAAGGGTCGCGTAGGTATCGTGTTCGACGTAGTCGAAAGCTTCGGCGTTCGAGAGTTAAGTATCGTCGCGAGTAACCTTCGCGTGGTAATGAAGAGGGTGAACGCATGAGGGCAATCGCGTGTGACGATAACGGTACTCTCGCGGTGGTACGCGAGGGGAAGTTGGAGATATACACGCTCATCGGCGAAGCCGACACGCCAAAGGATTTGACAAGTCGGAGTGTGTATACACTCCTTCACTCCATAGGCGAGCCCGACTGTGAGGCGCGTATATATGAGTGGTTCAAGGGTCTATAGATAGTCAAGCCCCTCTCTCGCTCCACACCATGGAGTGGGGGAGGGGTTCATCCTTTTAGGATGGATTTACGCGGGGCAGGGGGCAACCCTTGCCCCTTTTTTTGTGCGTTTTACCCAGGGCGACCCCCAGGGTTTTTAACCCCACCCCCCACCCACCCCCCACTATCACCAAAAATATTTTCACCAGAACCAGGCTCTGACCTGCGGTTTTAAAAATAATTAAAAATATTTACCAAAACCCCTTGAGACACGCCGACCCTCTAGACCCCTATATAAGTGTAACGGCGAAGTTCCACTGAGCCGTAAACGGCGGTCTTAACGACCGCCTTTATTGGTAAATAAGCTTATGTGGGGATACCTCTGTCTAGACCCCTGTAGACCCCTACAGATACTGGAGTAGACTTGGATAGAAATCTAACCCCCGAAGAGGCTCGTAAAGAACTCATCGACTTGGTACGCCAAGGGCGCACCATCGCCGATGCCCTGAAGGTTATTGGTAGAAGTCGTTCTTGGTATGATACCCAACGGCGCGAAGCTCAAGGCTTCGCTGCCTTTATAGATAATGCTCGGTTTAGAACAGCCGACTTGGCAGAAGATGCTCGGACGAATCTTTCAGATTTCGCCGAGTTCTCCGAGAAGTATCTTGGTGCCAAAGTCTGGGACCACATGCTTAACGTGGTCGATATGCTAGAAGGTCGGGAACCTCGTTGGATTGACCCAGCCATGACCTACGAAAAAGGGTCTGGCGGGTTATCTCGTTTGCTGGTAAACGTACCACCAAACCACGCCAAGACGATGACCATCACGATTAACTACGTGACCTACCGTATCGTCAAGAACCCTAACATCTCGGTTATCGTTATTTCGAAAACCCAGGAGCAGGCAAAGAAGTTCCTCTACGCTATCAAGCAAAGATTGACCCATCCTCGGTATGCTGACCTACAAGCAGCCTTCGGACCAGCAGATGGGTACAAAGCAACCGCCGACCAATGGTCGGCTAACAAGATTTACCTTGGCGGAGATATCCGCGACAACGACGCTAAAGACCCTACGGTCGAAGCAATCGGTATGGGCGGTCAGGTCTACGGCGCACGTGCAGACCTAATCGTACTAGACGACGTGGTGACGTTGTCCAACGCCAATGAATGGGCTAAGCAACAAGAATGGATTCGACAGGAAGTTGCTTCCCGCCTCCCACCAGGTGGTGGGCAGCTTCTTGTTGTTGGTACTCGCGTATCAGCAGTCGACCTATATAAAGAATTACGCAACCCCCAGCATTACACGGATGGCATACTTCCGTGGTCATATTTGTCCATGCCAGCAGTACTCGAATACGCTGACAATCCAAAGGATTGGAAAACCCTTTGGGCAAAATCTGAGCAACCACTGACAGACACTGACGTGCCTGACGAGAATGGTTACTTTGACCGATGGACAGGCGAACGCTTAACGGCGGTTCGCAACGAGGCAGGACCATCCAAATGGTCTTTGGTTTACCAAAACCTCGATATCGCGGAGAATGCAATCTTCGACCCGATATGCGTCAGAGGCGCAATCAACGGAATGAGAAAATCGGGTGCGCTTATTGCAGGCGCAGCGGGACATCCTGATAATGCACAGAACTTCTATCGCATTATTGGTATTGACCCAGCGATGTCTGGCGACACCGCAGCTGTAGCTTACGCAGTTGACCGCAGAACACACAAGCGCTATGTCATGGACGTTCACGTCATGAGCAGCCCCACACCTGCAGCAATTCGCTCCTTGATAAAGGAATGGACCGATGCGTATAAACCGCATACGGTCATTGTTGAGTCTAATGCTTTCCAGCTTTTCTTAACACAAGACGAGGAAATTAGAAACTTCCTCGCCACACGTGGTATCAATTACCGACCACATTACACAGGTAATAACAAGCAAGACCCAGAGTTCGGCGTAGCCTCACTCGCACCGTTGTTCGGTACCGTAGTTAAGCGAGACGGTAACAACAACAACTTGAAACATGCAGGCGACAACATTATTGAGTTGCCAGACAGTTCAAGAAATGAACATATTAAAAAGTTAGTTGAGCAACTTGTAACCTGGCAACCAGGAGTACAGGGCAAGCGATTAAAGATGGACGCCGTTATGGCGTTATGGTTCTGTGAAATCGTAGCCCGTGATGTTTTACTTACTTCAGCAAATGTACCAAGCTTCCTCAAAAACGAATTCACACCTCGTCAAGAGATTGAGTCTAGGTACATCGTCAACTTAGATGACTTAGCTGCAGCGCAGCGAATAGTGAGATTGTGACTTCATGAAAGAATTCGTACAAGCTTTTGAGCAGTTAAAAGCTAGAAACGCCGAGCGCGATAAGCGCATGCGCGAGGTAGCTTTAGTTCGTGCTGGTCAAGCAGACCAGGTATTTCGTGGCTTGTTCCCAGAAGGAACTTGGTCACGTCCAATCATTGCTAACTTAATCGACGTTGTAGCTCGTGATGTATCTGAGCAAGCTGGTGTTCTACCTACCATTACTGCTGCTGGAGACTCATCTCTCGATGATTCCCAGCGTACCAAAGCTGATAAGCGTACAAAGATTTGTAATTACTATGTAGCTTCATCACGACTTGGTACGGAACTACTGCGTGGCGCAGACCAGTTGGGTACATACGGATTCGTTGTATTCCGTGTGGAACCTAACTTTAAAGAACGTCGCCCACATATCCATGTTGAAAACTCCATGGGTGCGTATTACGACGTTGACAGATTTGGCGAAGTCCAAGTTTATGCTCGCTCTTACTATCGTAAGGCGGGAGACTTAGCAGCTCAGTTCCCTGAGTACGCTAATCAAATTCTACAAACTGGTGCATTCTCTCGTGGAGACACCAATCAACTTCTTGAAGTTGTACGATGGACTGACAAGAAGCAAGCGGTTATGTTTATCCCAGAACGAGGGGGAGTAGTACTTGCACAGACACCAAACAAACTCGGTAAGGTTCCAGTTGCAATTGCTCAACGTCCTTCTCTCGACGGAGAAGTCCGTGGCTCATTCGACGATGTACTACCTGTTTATGCAGCCAAAGCGCGACTTGCTCTTCTTACCATGGAAGCTGTTCAAAAGTCTGTCGAAGCTCCTCTTGCTTTGCCTACTGATGTTACTCAGCTTTCCGTTGGTCCTGATTCAGTTATTCGTTCTAACTCCCCTGAGAAAATTCGTCGTATTAATCTGGACGTACCTCAGTTCGCATTTGCGGAAAACAATGTCCTAGCCGATGAAATGAAGTTGGGAACTCGTTTCCCACAGGCACGTGCAGGACAAGCAGAAGGTTCTATCGTTACTGGTCAAGGTGTCAAGGCACTTATGGCTGGATTCGATTCACAAATCAAGGTTATTCAATCAGTACTTGGTGAGGCAATTGGTCAAGCTATTTCGCTTGCGCTTTCAACCGATGAAGCATACTTTGCAGATGTAACACGTGAAGTATCTGCTACAGCAAACGGTGTTCCTTACAAGTTAAAGTACAAGCCATCAGCCGATATCAACGGTAACTACGGAGTTACAGTCGAATACGGTCTAATGGCAGGTCTAGACCCTAACAGAGCGCTTGTATGGGGTCTA